TTCATGGACAAGAAGTGAGTTATTTTCTTGACGATGAGGGGCAACCATGGTGGCCAGCGCACAGCCCATGCCGTATTCTTGGGTATCATGATATCCCACAAGTTGTTGGCAGACTTGCTGAAGATGAGAAACATCGGTACTCGGTACCTACGATAAAAGGAAATAGACCAACATGGTGTATTAATGAAGCTGGAATGTATCGTCTTATCTTTGGCAGTGACAAGCCAGAGGCTGAATCATTTCGTCGTTGGCTGTTTCATGATGTCTTGCCGGCCATTCGGAAACATGGACAATATACCATCACCGACCGTGATATTATTAGTAGTTTTCTTTCTCCGGTTTTCTTACCATGGGAACGCCGTTTTGCATTAGAATTTTTCCAGGAAGTCTGTCGTATTTATGGGCAGCCTATTCCTACCAATGATAAACATTCTCCAATGGTTGGGTGGTTTATTGCGAAATACGTGTACGACGTCCTCCCCAGCGTGGTGCGTGCTGAAATGGATAGCATCAATCCTATTGTGAACAAAAAGGAAGGCACGCGCAAGCTGAAGTTGCATCAATTATTGAAAGAGGAGCGCATCAAGGATTTTCTCGTAAAGAGGCTCGAACAATTGATGACTATTATGCGGCTCTGTAAAGGCCAGAATGCCAAAGATGAATTTCATGAAATGATTGCATTACATGACGCGTCTATTGGGATTGAAGTCAAACTTTCCGCGGCAAATCGTCTTATCTTGTCCATGGTCTTACCTGCGCAAGGGCACTTATTTGGGGATCTCCATCCCTATGTTGCTCTTGAGCGCAATGAAAGCACGGGATGAATGAGCCCAACGGTACAGCGAACGGCCACACCACTCGGATGCCTGGCGGCTGGCTCCGCACGGCTGCCGCTGATCTCGTGAGTCGTCTTGGGATTGCAGCGCTTCTCGGCTCGACCCACCAGGGCATGCGCGATATTGAGGGTGTTCTCGGCTACAAGGATCGCCTCAGCTATCAAGACTATAAGCGCGCCTATCTCCGGTATGACCTGGCCCAACGTCTCGTGAATGCCTATCCGGAGGATACCTGGGCGCAGTTTCCGACCGTGCAGGAAGATGATCAGGAAGCCCATGATACGCGCTTTGAGGCTGATTGGAAGACGCTCGTGGAGCGCCTCGACTTGCAGACCCAACTGCCGCTGGCCGACATTCAAGCCAACCTCGGCCACTATAGCGTCCTCTTGCTGGGCCTGCGCAATCAACCGAACCTCGCCCTCGAAGCTGCCCCCGTACGCAGCATCGACGATGTGCTGTTTCTCCAGCGTTATAGTGAAGAATTCGTCACCATCCAGGCCTTTGGCACCGATGCGAGCCGTCCTGACTACCAGCGCCCCACGCAGTACCTCCTGCATACCGGCGTCACCCCGAGTGATCTCCTGCGCCGCCCGAACTATGGGGTGCAAGGGACCGTGGTCCATGCCTCGCGGATTATCCATATTCCCGGTGAGTATCGCCTCGATGACGATATCTATGGGTTGCCGGTGCTCGAGGCGGTATACAACAAACTGGTCGATCTCCTCAAGGTGGTCGGGGGCAGTGCCGAGATGTTTTGGCGCGATGCGAAGCGCCGCATTACCATTACCCAACGCGACGGCTTTCGCGTCGATCCCGATGTCCGGGAGCAGCTGAAAGAGGATGTCGAGTCGTTTCAGCACGGCTTGAAAGACTTCCTCGGCCTGGAAGGGTTTGAGGCCCAGGCCCTCGCCGGCACCGTCGCGAATCCCCGCGAGCATTTCAATATCCTGATCCAGACGATTGCTGGGACGCGGGCGATTCCCCAGCGTATTCTCCTGGGCACCGAGGAAGGTCGCCTGGCCGGGCATCAGGACGACACAACCTATCAGCGGCGTGTGGGGAGTCGCCAGGTCCGGTATGCCGAGTCCGTGATTCTGCGGGCGGTGATTGGGCGCTTGGTCTCCCTGAGAGCTCTCACGCCGACCGTCGCCACCTATACGGTGGACTGGGGCACGCTCTATACCCTCAGTGATGCCGAGCGCGCCGCGATTGCGAAGGACTGGGCGACGGCGTATGACCTGTATGCCGGGAAGGGCTTGGCGGATACGGTGGTGACGCGGGAAGAGTTTCGCGCGAGACATACTGACTTTCCTGAAGTGCCTGAGTTGGGATCGCTGGTCGAAGTGGCGCCGGTCGATGAGACGCTGCTATCCCCGCAGACCCCGGATGCCGTCCAGGCACCGGCGGGCCCCCCGCCGGCAGCCGCGCCTGTCGCACCAGCCGCGTAGAGGAGTGATGCATGTCCGATCTCATTCCCTTTCAGTTCGAGAACCAGGATGTCCGCGTCCACATTGAAGATGACGGCTCGTTTTGGTTAGAAGCGCAAGATGTCTGTATAGTCCTTGGCATTCGGGACACCTCGCAGGCTCTTACCCGGTTGCCTTCCAAGGAAAAGCGAACGTCTAAAACACGGAATGTATTGATTATTAACGAGTCTGGGCTCTACAGATTGATTTTTCGCAGCAATAAACCCGAGGCCCAACGCTTTCAAGATTGGGTGTTTGCAGAAGTCCTTCCAGCTATTCGCAAGACCGGACGGTATGAGCCTTACCGCCCAGTCCTCCACAACCCCATGAGCCAGGTCATGATCGATACGGTCATTCGTGTCGATGCCTTGGAATACGAAGTCGCAGAGCGCAAGAAAGAAAATGCACGCCTGACTGCTCAGGTTATCCGTACAGAGACCAAAGCGGATCTGGCCCTTGAAGATGCGCACCGTATGACCCTCGAAGAGTTTATCTGTAAGAATGGACTGCTGCGCCAGTTTCCCCGCAGTCAGTTCCCAGCCTATGCGCGGTGGCTCAAAGCGCTCTGCGATGAGCATGGCCTCCAGGTCCTGAAGGCTCCGGTCTACGGGCAACCCTGGGACGGCGAACTTGCCTATCCCCTGGCCGCACTCGCGGCGTGGGTGCGTCATGAACACCGGAAGCCCCAGCAAGTACAACTCGTCCCTGCCCGCCAGGAAGGGGATGGGTAATGTCCTCTGCGGTCCAGGTCCATGACCAGCGCCCTTCCCTGGCGCGACGGCTGCGGTCCGTGGCTGATCAGGGGGCGGTCTCCTTTCGGTCGCAGTGGCTCGCCTGGCTCATTGCAGCTCGCACGCGCCTCCGCGCTTCGACGGCGGTCCCCAAGGCCGTCGCGTCCTCAAACACGCTGGAGATCGGCACGCTCGCCCATACGATCTGGCATCAGGCCGTTGAGGTGCCCGCCCGCCGCGAACTCCCGTCCCTCAGTGCTGCACTGCTTGCGGAGGCGGCAACCGTGAGTGTGGCGCGCGTCCGTCGGCTGGTGGGGCATCGCCTCACGTTTGTCGAGGGCACGCCCGAGGTGGAACAGTGGCTCGGGCAGTACCTCGGTGCCCAGATCCGCGATATCACGGCCACGACGATGCGTACCATGCAGCAGGTCGCCCACGACGGCCTCCAGGAAGGCTGGTCGGTGCCAGTACGGGCGCGGGCCATCCGTGATAGTTTTGGCCTGACGCCACGCCAGCAGCAGACGATTGCGCTTCTCGCAGACCGTCTCACGCGCCAGGGGAAGCATGTCCGCCAGGTGGCGCAGTACGTGAAGCAAGCGACCGATCAGGCGCTGCGTCTGCGTGCGACGCAGATTGGTGCGACGGAAAGTTATAGCGTGGTCAATGCGGGGATGTATTTTGTCCTGGCGCAGGCGACGCAACAGGCACCTATGGCGCCAGAACAGCTGCGACGGACGTGGGAGATCTATCCCGATGCGTGCCCCCAAATCTGTGCGCCGATCCCGGCGATGAATCCGGGCGGGGTGGGCCTGGGGGAAACGTTTCAGACGCCGATAGGGCCGGTACTCTTTCCACCGCTGCATCCGAACTGTCGCTGTACCTGTGATGTCGAGATTATTCCAGGATAGCCTAAAAGGAAGAGGCCCATGGCACGACCATCAATCGCGGATGAATTGAAGCGCCGCATGGCAGAGGCCCTCCATGCGGATCTGTACGTCGATTTTCTTCGACACACCGGCCCGCATGGGACGCCTGAGCGCCCGGCCTTCAGCTTTTTTCCTCTTGACGTGGACCAGGAGGACGCTGAGGCGTCGGTGACGTTTACGCGAGCCTGGGAACGGGCGCAGCCGCTGGTGCCAGACGCCAGTAGAGAGGAGGCGTTCGTTCTGGCCGCGCAACTCGAGCAGGCGGTCGCGACCATCAGGCAGTTGCGTCAGGTGCAGGAGCAGCACCTTGAGACGATCCGCTTACTGGCGCAGCAACTGGAGGCCGTTGTGCACCAGCGAGCACGCAGCGTAGAAGCACCGCCCTCCCTCGATACCCAGACGCTCAAAGACCTCATCGCGCTCTGTCACCCGGATCGCTGGCCTGACAATCCCCTCGCGCATGAGGTCACGGTCCGCCTGACGAGTCTCTACGCCAAGCGCGCCAAGCCGCCCCAACGGTAGGAGTCCGGCGACGATGCCCCTCAATCCTATGCTAACCAATGAATTAGAGAGTTACGGGTTGACAAATCGCCACCTGGAATTGTTGCTGGCGATTTGTCGCTCAGGGATGAATGGGGCAGTTGTTTTTAATGTCTGCCGGCAAGAACTCTCGACGACTGAGATTAAAATGTCTGCGGGCAAAAGGAATGTGACGCATTTACTCAGCCTGATTGAATTAGCGCAGCGTCACGCATGATACGTCCTGCTTTACCCTGGCACACCCCCGCAAAATAGTCCTTGACAATACAGGCCGTTCTTCCTAATACTTCTGCAAGGTCGCGACAGGCCTGTGCCGACCTTCGCACTCTTTGTTTCCGTACAGTCTGACATACTCTCTCTCAGCCAAGGGAAGCGGCCTCCAGGATACACTGAGCCGCCAAGACCGATATGGTCTTGGCGGCTCTTTTTTTTGGCGTGCACGCAGGAAAGGTAGGCTGCTGATGCCTCCTTTTGATACCAAAATGGCCCATAGGCATAAGCACGGCTTGAGCGATAAGCAAGCTCGGGAATGGGCTGCTGTTGCGAGAGCAGTCTATTCATCCTGTACCAAAAAGGGCGGATCAGCCTCTACATGTGAGGGACAAGCTATTCGCTCAGCATCATCGGCAGTTGGGAAGCCAGCCCTTGCCACGAAGCACCGCCTTACCGTCAACACCGCCCTGGTTGTTCCCCCCGTCGAGGTCGTCCTTGCCGAGGCCCCCTTCCTCGCCGCTGCTGCGGTCCTGATTGTCTGCGGCGTCCTCAATGATGGGCTCATTGTCGAAGAGGCGCTCATTCCCGACGCGTGGGAGTTTATTCCTGTCACCATCGGCCACCCGCGTGATGCCGAAGGCGTCCCGCTGAGCGCCCAAGACCCAGATGTCCTGGATCGCTTCTGTATCGGCCATCTGGCGAATTGTCGGCTCGGGACGGGTGAGCGCAATGGATCATCCGTGCGCAGCCTCCAAGCCGATATCTGGCTGGATCGCACCCGCGTCGAGACGCTGGGTGGTGATGCGTTGCAAGCCATGGAGATGCTCGAAGCCCAACAACCGCTCGAGATAAGCACAGGCTTCTTCTCAGTCGGGACGCTACAAAAAGGCGTTTTTCTGGGCACGTCCTTCTCGGAGATTCACACCGATATTCAGCCTGATCATTTAGCGCTGCTCCCGAATGGCATAGGAGCATGTGGGTGGTCTGACGGATGTGGCTCGCCGCGCTTGCATCACGATGCGCGCCGGTATCAGACCGCCGTCGCCGCCTGTGCCTGTCCTGATCCAACCGCCTGTACCTGTCACCATGAGGAGTCCGCGATGGACGATCTTCCATCCGTGCCGCGTCTCCAGCGTTTCTGGCAGCAGATGCGCATGTTTTTCACGCAGACTGCGTCCGAGCCCGACGAAGAGGAGGAACGCCCGCGGGAGGACGACGATGAGCACGAGACCCGCGCAGCGGATACCGACGAACACCAGTCGGCGACCGCGGGGGTAGGGACACTCGCCGCGCATCAGACCGACCAGGATCTGCGCCAGGCCCTCCAGGCCTGCCTCGTGCGGGAAGCCGGTACGCAGGACTATATGATGCCCATGTGGGTGGAGAGTGTTGATGCGGTCAATCAGTATTTTGTCTATCACTGTGGCGGGCAACTCTGTCGTCGGTACTGGACGTACGCCAATGACGTAATCACCTTACTCCCCGAGATTGAAGCCGTCCAGCAGGACACCACCTTTATTACGGTCCCCGGAACGCAAACGACGGTCGAGGCCGACCAGAAGGAGATGAGCACTATGGCTATGGCTGCCACCACCACTCCCCCGAGTGTGATTATCAAAGGCTATGCAAACCGGCTAATCGCGAACAGCGCCCAGACCGGTTGGACCGAACAGGATCGGCATCGCCTGGAGCAGATGGATGAAGCGACGCTGATCCGCCTCGAGCAACTTCCGCGCCATGTAGCAGTCGAGCACCATGAGCCCACGACGCTTAGTGAAGCGATTGACACGATGCCCCCGCACCTGCGCGACATGATGCGCCTGGCAGCGGAAGACTATGATACCCGCAAAGCGCAGGCCGTCGCGATCCTCGTGGCGCATACGCAAAACCCCTTTAGTGAAGCGGAACTCCAGACGATGGATCTGAAGCGCCTGGAGAAACTGGTCGTGATGAGCGGCGAAGTGCTCCCTGGCCAGGAACGCACGCCCCAGCAGATGCGTGATGGCGCGACCTATCACGGACGCCGCGCTCCGGTGCTGCGCCTGGTCGATACCGAGGAGAATGATGACGCGAATACCGCCCCTCCTGCGCCGAAGACGATGGAAGCGGTCGTGGCACGGCAGCGGGAACTCGGGTTGCGCCCAGCCATTGGGTAAGGCCACGTCTTTCTACTCTTGGGAGGAATTGATATATGCCTAACAGTATACTATTAGCTGGCATGCCTTCGGTGCCGCAGGAACGGGTCGCCGCTGCAGCGGGAATTCTGCCGGGGCATCTCGTGGAGTTTGGCTCGGGCGGTGCCGCGGGGAAACTCCAGGTCCATGCGACGGTTGCGGGGGAAGCGGCACCGTGGTTTGCGCGGGAGATGCTCACGCCGGACCGCAGCTCGGCCAGTGCGCCGATTGATGTGGCCTATCAGTCTGGGGAAACCGTGCGCTGGATCCAGGCGCGGAAGGGTGATCTGATTTACGCCCTGGTCCCACAGTCTGCCGCCGCGATTGTGACTGGGGATGAACTCGTCAGTAATGGCGATGGCACGCTGAAGAAGTACGCCGCCCAGGCGAGTAATGAAGCCGGCACGGCGACGTATACCATTGCGACGAACTGCGTGGTGGCACGGGCCGCCGAGTCCGTCAACAACTCCGCAGGCGCGACCCCGGCCCGTATTCGGGTCTACGCGCTCTAATCGCAGCCCGTGGGCGGATGCATTGCTCTTTGCCCCCAGGCATTGCCGGGGCTGACGAAAGGATTTTGACGCTATGCCAAAACAACTCATGCTCGACAACGATGTCGTCGAGATTGAAAATTTGGGGGCCTTCTACAAGTCGATGCCCGCCCGCCTCCTGGAGAATAACCTGCAGGTCGAGGCCTTGCGGACCAATACCCTGCTCCATAAGGACGAATGGGAACTGCTGGATCGCCGCGTCATTCAGATTTCCGCCAACGTGATGAATGCCATTGCTGACCTCCAGGCCCTCGGGCTCACCACGCAACTGGGCGGCCTCGGTGTGCTGATCTCGCAGTATGAGCAGGTCAGCGACATGACGGATGCGAACGTCAACATGGCTGTCGAAACGGATGATGAAGAAGACCGCTTAAATTTCCCGCTGGTCGGCGTGCCCGTCCCGATTATCTCCAAGGGCTTTCGCATTGATGCCCGCTCCCTGGCCGCTACCCGGCGCAATGGCGGCGCGCTGGACACGACCCATGTGGATACCGCCACGCGCAAAGTGGCGGAGAAGCTGGAAGAGATCTTCTTCCTGGGCTCAGCCGTCGTGCAGCGCGGCCTGTCCATCCCTGGCGTCCTCACCCATGCCAGTCGCAATGTCGTGTCAGGTGGCGCTTCCTGGGGGACGGCTACGAACGTGTATCCCAATGTCCTCGCGATGGTCGCGGCACAGCAGGGCGATAACTTCTATGGTCCCTATCGCCTCTATCTCAATCCCGCGCAGTATATCCAGACGTTTGCCCTCAACGCCAATACCTCCCAACCTATCGTCGAGAGCATCATGCGGCTGCCTGGTTTCGGTCCTGGCAGTGTCAAGGCCTCGAGCTATGTGACCGCTGGCCAGGCCGTCCTTATCAATATGACGAGTGACGTCGTGGACCTGGCGATTGGGCAGGATATTGTGCCGGTGGAATGGGAGACCAAGGGGGGATTGGTGGTGATGTACAAGGTCTTATGTGCCGAAATACCCCGTATCAAATCGGACGCAGCGGGTAGGTCTGGCATTGCTCATCTTAGTGGAATTTGAACTATAGTAGTAATGGTTGAATCATCATAGGAGCAGTCTTATCCTGTTTCCTCCCATTGCAACTACGGCATCAAGGAATAGTTTATTATGACCACCTACAGAGTCCATGGGAAGTTTTTATATCGGGCCTCGACGACGGATCTCCAGATGGGCCTGAAGCCGGATGGCACCCCGAACATCGTGCGACAGCCCGGCCCGATGCGGAGAGTAGAAGTGGGGACCCTGCTGGATGACGTCCAGCCTGAGGAACTCCAGGCCTTTCCCGATCGCTTCCAGTTTATCCCCGACGATCAATTACATCTCATGCGGGAGCAGGAAGCCAATGCCCTCGCCGCCCGCGAAGAGGCGGACGCGGAACAGGCGACCCGTCAAGCGGAAGCGGCTGTAGCCCAAGCCGAGCAGCAGGCCCGCGATGCCGAGGCGATGGCGAAAGAGGCCCATACCCGCGCCGAAGCGGTGAAGAAGCAAGCGGCAGATCGCAAGGAGCTACGCGCCCGGACGCAGGTGATGCCGGCGTTCCATAGCGATGTGCCTGTGATCACGCCAGGGAGTTTTGAGGCGCATCCGTCAGTCCAGGGGACCGATCCTGGGGATGTTTCTGGGCCAGCCGAGCGGCCACAGCATGTCATCGTTGCGCCAGAGATGAGTAAGGTGCCGGGTGAGGATGCGACGGAAGAGACGGACGCGCAGACCACGACGCATACGACGACCCATGCGGCCCATCGCCCAGGCGGACGCCGGTAAGGCGCAAGGGACTCTGCCATGCGTGCCTTCCCAACAGATGTCCTGGCGATACGCCCCTCGAGTGTCGATACAGTGCCTTTTATCCAGACGGCGCATGCGCTTGTCGATCAGGTCCTGCTGAGTCAAGGCATTGGCGAAGCCACGTTGACGATGATCGAAGTGTGGATGGTCTGCCATTTAATGGAGCTCAGTACTTCGGGCGCAGTCGTGGCGAAGCAAGTGGGTGATGTCCGCATCACGTATGATCGCAAGGCGACCGGGACAGGGCTCTTAGGTACGCGCTATGGACAAGTCGTGGCCGCGCTCGATCCTACTGGGTTGCTGCTGGCAGGCACCGATCCGCCAGCTCGTATGTGGGTTGTCTGAGAGGGTCTATATGGACGAAGCCCTTGCCGCCATGCTCAGGGAGACCATTACCCAGCGTACGTTCGTGAGTCAGGACGTCGCAGGCCTCCCCACCTATGGCGCACCGACGGCACGGCCCGCGCGTATCCAATGGAAGCCGCAGCGCATTACGACTCATACGGGCGAGGAGCGCGTGAGTCGAGCGAAAATCTTTCTCCTCCCGACGCCACCGATCACCTTACGCGACCGATTGACGTTACCCGACGGGACAAGCCCGGCGCTCCTGCATGTCTATCCTGTTCGAGATGAGACCAGTACGCTGAGTCACTTTGAAATATGGGTGTAAGTCCTATGGAAGCACGCTTTGAGATGACAGGCGTTGCTGAGGTTCTTCAGCAACTTCAGCAACTTCCCCAGGCTCTGGCGCAGGCAGGACAAGTCGCGTTGTTGGCAGAGGGCAATGCGATCATGGGGCAATCACAGAGATTAGTTCCAGTCCTAAGCGGCCTCTTGCGCTCGACAGGCGCCGTCCGCCCCGAGGACCTGTCGCCCATAGGTGGCAGCACTGTCACGCTGAGTTATGGCGGGAATGGGCTTGCCCCATATGCGGCAGTCGTTCATGAGAGGACTGATGTCCATCATCCCATTGGAACCCATCACTATTTGTCCCAGCCGTTTTATGAGGCAACCGCCGGCATGGCCGAGCGTCTCGCTGAGGCGATTGCGCATGCACTGCGAGGATAACTGATGGCAGACCACCTGCGCGGGCGTGATCTCTATGGTCGTCCGTTGCCGCTCCTCACGGACGCGCAGCGGGAGAGCCTGGTGGAGCGTCCGCAGAATCAGACGATCCGCGCCTATGTGCGCACGCTGCTCGAGCAGCAGTGGCAGGTCCTCTTGCGCCGCCAGACGTTCGCCCATGTGACGCTCGTCGTCGCCATTCGAGACGGCATGCTGCAGCCTGATCTCGAACTGACGACGTGCCAGCGCTTTCGCGCCCCTGACCCTGAGGACCATTAGCGTGCCCGTGCTCAACGAACTGGCTACCTATCTTGCCGCCCAAGGCCTCGGCACGCCTGCCGTTGATCTCTTTCTCTATGGTATTCCCCAGGATGTCCCGGAAGCGATTATTCGCGATGCCGTGCTGGCACTGATTCCCGTCCCAGGCCTCCCGCCCCTGCGTGTGCAGGATGGCTTTGATACGTCGATTGAACAACCCGTCGTGCAAGTGCTGGTGCGCGGGACACCCTATGGCTCTCAGGCGGCCATGGCGCGGGCCACCCTGGCATATGCCGCGCTTGGGGCTATCAGCAATCAAATACTGAGCGGCATCGCCTATCTGGGCGTCTATCCCATGCAAAATCCATGGGTATTACGTGTCGATACCCAGTCACGACCGTATTTCGTTTTTAGCGTGCGGTGCGCCAAGGCTGCGAGTTAGAAAGGGCAGAATGAACCATCGTGACGAATGCCGCTGTACCCTCACGACGCGCTGCAAGTGGTGTCGCCCGCCTTGGAGCGCGCGCCTGCGCTATGAAGGCTCACCCGTGCGCAGTACCTGTCAGCGTCATACGCAGCGCCAGCAGGGATGTAGGGCGTGTGGGCGGGCGTATAACGCGTATAGCGTGTTTCATCGCTTGGCGCTGGCACCCCCAACCAATCTGCGCATTGTACCGTAGGAGAGTCTATGTCCTTTCGGCTCTATATTGTGCCCGTGATTGGCAGTGGGAGCGGAACGCACGATGCCCGCCGTCCCAAGTATTTTGAGACGCTCACGAACTGGAGCGCTATGGACTATGGCTTTGAACCCGTGATGGTGGTTGGTGCGGATCTCAGCGTATCGGACGATGCGAGCGTGATTGCGCAACCGGATGTCACCGCGTTACCCTTCGATCTTGCGCCTCATCTCACAAATCCCCAAGTCACCAGCGTGCGCAATGCCCTGGAAGCCCTCCATATTCCTGCGCTCTGGGTCACGACCGCCGATACCTGGATTGGGGTGGTACGCAGTGTCCTGGGCATGTTTAGCTTTCTCCAGCGCTTTGGCGGCATCTATGCCGAACAAACCGGGCAGGTACCGCCCTCGATCTTCAATGGAGGCGTCACGCTCAATACCACGTTTGGGGGTCTGCCGCTGGCCGTCCGTACAGCGATGCTCTCCACAGCGGACAGTTTTGGGCTAAGTACCGCAGGATTGACGGCAGGTACGACACTGCGGGCGATCCTCAAGAACTTGGCCGATGCGTTTGGGGCACAGCCCTACAATTTCAATGGGACGCTCCTATGACACAACTGGCCACTGATCCCTTTACGCGGGCGGATAGTGGGACGTTGGGGGCCAATTGGACCAAACTGTCAGGTTTTAATGATCTGCGCATCACGTCCAATGCGTGTAAATCTTCCTCG